TAAAGTAATCATTATTAATACGTGTAGCATCAACTGCTTCTTGATATGAACTAACACCTGTAGCTTTAACTCCTGCTGGGCTACGTGCTACCCAAGCTGGAATATCAAGTATCATACCATAGTCCATATATGCGTCCATCCATGCAAGAACTTGTGTACGTTTCTTCATTGCCTTAGGACAGTTAGGATCTTTCCAATCGCCTTCCCAAACTCCCTTACCAATTTGGAAACCACCAGAGTCACCTAACATCCAACTGTTGTTACGATCTCTATTACGCACCATATCTTCTTTAGGAGAATCTTTGTTAATATCTAACTCAGCGTGTCCTGCTGAATATAATGTCCAATGATAGTTGAACATGCCTTCTTTTTTATTCAGCCAATTCATTGATTCCATACTAGGATAAGGAATACGTGCCGGATCTACATAGTCTTCGGTACGTTGTTTTCCTATAAAAGTTGCATAGAATCCGCTTAAAGCTGGAAGGAATACAGCATAATCTTTTTGCGCTTCTGTTAGATCAGTATTCATAAATTACTTACTCTGCGCTGGAAGAATATAGTTATATGTTGCTAATCCACTGTCTACTGCAATTTGCATTGCACCTTGATCTGATATACTCATTGTAATATCACCACCAAGGCTTAGAATTGCCTGTGTTTGTGCTACTGGCCAAGCCCATGTGTGTGTTAATTTACCAGATATATTAGGTTGGAATACAAACTCACCTGCGTGTGTACTTGCATCACCGAAGCTAAAAACAAGATCAGTTGCGTCACCTGTTACTACAGTCTTTACATTGAATGTAGGTTCTTCTGCATGTGCTGCACTTTGTAACTTCATACGTCCAATACTGGCCATACTTGGATTAAAAGTTACGTCCCAGTTAGCACCTTTAAATTTAACACTTTTAAGTTTTTCTTCGATGATCTGCTGATTCATAAAGCGGTAATCATTCTGGAAGTCACCAGTTGCATTTTCGAAGTGTATGTGCGTAGGAATAGTTTCTCCATTGCGCTCTGCTTCAATTACATCAATCTTAGCATCTTTCTGATACTCTGGATTCTTCAAGTGTAATGCTAACTTATCTAAGTTAGGCATACCAAATGTGCCTGTTGAAATAGATTCATTTGTATTAGCTGTAAGAATCACTGAGCGGTCTTCCGCCATTGATTCAATTATAGTAGTGTCTGCACCAGTTACTTTAACTAGATTAAGAAAACCCAGTGCATGTGTTTTTGCTACTACGTCTTGTAAGATGTCTTTCATTAATATTCTCCTATGTTAAGTTTTATTATATTATCTTTGTTGCGGTTTGTCAAGTAGTTTTCTACCAAATATTTAGGTTTAAAACCAAGTGTCTTTATTTTTTCCATATTAGCACAAGTCCAACCACGTTCATATGGTGTATTTAGGCGGACAGGAAGATCTGGAGCAAAGTCTGATACCTTATAAGGATGACCAGTTCCAATATCAATTGTACCAGTATACTTACTATTCATGCATAATTCAACAGCATCACATAAATCTTCGATATGTATAAAATCCCTGTGATGATTTGTTGTATATTCTAGTTCACCGTCTATTAGCTTTTGCAAAAACATGCCTTTACGTGGAACATCTGAATAAACAGTATGAAATCTCATGCCTAGTGTGTTTGGATATCGTTCAGCAGCTTCTTCCATAACGTACTTGCTTGCAGCATATGGGTTTAAATCGGGCTCGTAGACGCTACTAGAGCTTGCATAAAGAACTCTTGCGTCAGGATAACGTGCAAACAAGCGTTTACTTACTTCTACGTTATTACGCCAGTATCCTGCAGGATCGTTAATACTTTCACGTACTCCACTTTTGCCTGCTAGGTGTATAATTAGATTAAATTCTTCTTTAAGAGTGCAGGTTAGTAAATCTTGATCCGATCCGTCTTGTAGATCAATTCCAACTACACTATTTTCTTTTGTAAGACGTTTTATTAATTCTTGACCAATAAAGCCTTTGTGTCCTGTTAGTAGTATTTTATTCACAAACTCTTCTCCGAAGATCACTTGAACTAAAACGGTGATCTCTTTTATTAAAATGTAATTCAATATCACGCTTACGACAAATGTCTTTGCCTGTAAAGTCTTTGTCGCGATATTCTTCGCCTAGTATGCGTATATCAATTGGGTACATACTAAGGATGTCTTCTAAATCAGTTTCAGAGCCGTAAGGAATAATTTCGTCTACATACTCAACACCTTTTAGTTGGGTGTAGCGTTCCACTACAGTTTGTATAGGTGCGTTTTTATCTTTACGATCCTGGCTAGGATCAACTTGCAACCCACATATAAGATAATCACACTGTTCTTTTGCTTCACGCAACATAATTACGTGTCCTGCATGTAACAAATCAAACGTACTACAAGTAAAACCTACTTTCATTCCATATACTCCGCTAGTTCTGTTAATTTTTCAATAAGTTCTTGAATAGTATTTAGGTCCTGCTCAACTTCAGTATCAATTTCTAACTCTATTTTAATCTTCAATGTTTTCTACACCCATCAAATACACAAACAAAATAGCATCCTACTGGTCCAGCGTGTACCCTATGGAATACTCCATCTTCAATTAATATTACATCTCCTGCAACAATAGAAAATGTTACATCGTCTAACTCTATACGCCCAGAACCGCTTACAAAGTAGTAAACTTCTTCTTGGCCTACATGTTTATGCCCGCTAGTACTTTTTTTTGGTTTTAGATCAGTTGAACTTACAACTAAGTTTTTTAGTGTAGTATTGTCTTTAACAATATATCTATCATCTTCTTTAGCAACTTCTCCACCAATATCCCAAGCATTGTATTTCAATTTGCTATCCCTCTTTGTTGGAAGTTTTCAAGTATTTCTTTTGTGTCTCTCCAGCTCTTAACTTGTTTAGCAACACCACCTGCTTCTTTTACAGCATAGGCAAGACTAAAGTCGTTACCATCAGGATCCATTCTATCTCCAAAAAAGAACACTCTATCTTCTTTTACTTCGTCAAGTACTTGTCGTTTGTCTTTACCTTTAGCAATGATATCAATACCTGTTTCACCACCGACTACAGCACTTACATCTTCAAACTGTTTGTTTATTCTTTCTGCTATATGGATACGTTCATCTGATTCGATATCATAATAGAAGTAATTTTTACGTTGCACTTTATCAGCATTACGTCCTACTATACTAAAGTTAACCATGCCGGGACGTTCTTCAATATGATTTCCAGTCTTTACATCATAAGTGCTGCTTTTAAGCTCACCTTCAAGAAAAGTTCTTAATTCAGTAGTCATTTTCCAAGGATTGGTGTAGATATTGTCCTGTCTGTACCAAACATCGTTACCATTGCAATTATATATTTTGTTTACACTCATACATATCTCAGGACCAATTTGTTCTAGTGTTTTAGGATTATCACTTCCTGTAACTAAACTGACTGGATTGTTTTGTGAAAAATACAAAAACCATAACGCAAACTGCGGGTTGATTTTCTTTCTACTAGGTGTTAATGTTCCGTCAACATCGAATAAAAAATGGTTCATTCTAACCTCCAAAGTCAAACAAGCTAGTAAATGTATTATGACGCTTCGTATCCTCTAATGGATAGTTTAGCACACCTATCAAATTGTCTAGTTTGTTATCGATAATTACTTCTGCCATAGCCGCATCATCAAATGGCAGTTCTTTAAACCAATCAGGAATACGTAACTCGTCTGTTGGATACGCAACACTTGTATAACCTAGCGGATTTTGTTTTAATTTACAAACAATAACCTTCATACCGTCTACAATCTCTTGTGAGTACTTGTCACCATTCATACGTTTTAGTGTGTTCCAATTAATACTTGCTCTAACATGACCAGGCATGTTAGCTTTGCCTAATTTTTCTTCTAAGCGTCGATAGTGTCCAACTTTGTTTGCACGTTTCGGTGAACCTTTTTCCCAACCAGGCCGTTCTGAAAACTCCTTGCGGAATACAGTAATACGTTCAAGTACATCTTTTTGCGGCTTATCTGTAAGCACCATAAGTAATAGTTCGCTTAGAAACTGTTGCATGAATACAGGAGTATCTGACCTACGCAAGTCTAAACCCATTGCTTTTACTTTTCCAGGTTTGCCATCTGTATCACTTCTAAAGCCTTCGATGTCATATACTAATGCCGCATAACGTTTCTTAGTAATAAATAATCCGCTTTCAGCAACAATTTCTCTACCTGCCGCAATAACGTCCGACCTACTTTTAGGACAATGGAATGCCTTTAACATAAAATTAGGAAAAGTTTCATTCGCCGCTTCGCATACTTGATCATACAATGTAATTACATTGTCTTTATCCCAAGGTATGTCGCCTTTGTCTATTTGTTCTTTGAGTATAGGATATCCGCTAAAGTAACAAGAGTCAGTGTCACCGTATATCATTGCTTCGCCAACATGGTCGTACTTGCCGGTGATAGTTTTGTTAACTTCAGCACTCATATGCTTAACAATAGTTCTACCTGTTAGTGTAGTACTCTGGCCAATACGTTTATCAAAAAAGCGACACCCAGGATTGAGAATAGCACCATAAAGACTGTTAAGGTTAATCTTTTTGACCAGTTGTCGTTTGTCCCAATATTCAATCTCTGCTTTGTTTTCTGCATCCTTTGCTTTCTTTAACATCTTCTGCATGTCTTTACGTTCAGCATACCAACGTTTTAGTAGTCCTGGAATAACACCTTCGTGTTCTGTTGTAAAGATAGTACCGTTTGAACTAAGCATCCAGGGCATGTTACTATCAAATACAGCTTGATATAATTCTGCAGCACTTAGTACATCAGAACGACCATCTTCCCAGTCAATGTTTAGCGGAATATCTTTGCGTTTATCCATGACCGCTTCGTATTCTTCAGTACTAAACCGGCCTTCCCAGCTACCTGCAAATGACTTTTTCTTTAGACCCATGTCTTCAGTTACACGAGCTTCACTTATATCAGGACGTATTTGACCTACAATAGTTGCAGGATCCATATTCAATGCACGAATAACACTAGGATATAGACTGTTCAAATCCATACTACCAATCCATTTATGCAAACCTTTTTTAGGAAATGCTACATAAGCACCAGCGGCTTGTGTGTTCTCTGTATCATCACGTTTCTTACGATTAGGAACTTGTAGTCCTCTATGATGGGCTTCGTTAACAATGCCTTGTTCTGTAACTGCTACAGCACCCATAGTGGTCTGTAGCATCACAGTATTTTCATGAGCAACAGTATTACTTAGATCAATAAATCTTAGTTTTTTGTCCAGCTTGTCCAGTAGTGCAGTATCTTGTATGTTGTATTCGATGAACTTTCTAAAGTCATTGTTGTACAACTGGTCCAAAGTGCCTTCATAAGGAACTTTATTTTCACCAACTTCGATTTCGCCAATGGCATCAAGTCTATATGTGTGTCTTTCTTCATATGTGTATTTACGATATAATTCCAAACTATCTAAATGCACTCTGCCTATGAGGTCAAAGGTGACAGCTGATTTACCATACTTCTCATATTCTCGTTTTTTTGGAAGTTGACCCCATAGACAGAATCTACGTGTGTCGTCTTTGCTTAGTACACGACTTGTTCTATTTACAGTATAAGGAATATCATATCCTTCACTGTTCCATCCTGATAAAATATCAGCGTCTTCAATTAGTGTTAAGAAAGTGTCAATCATATCACCTTCTTTTTCAAACAGCATTACATTTTCAATGCCTTCAAGTTCTTTCTTTGCTTCGTCCATAGTAAGTGTTTTAGGTGGAACAGCAATACACACCATTGTGTCTAACCACTGTAAGTACACTGAGATACTTGTAATTGGCATAAACGGATCACTTGGATCAGCAAAGCCTCGTTCTGGATCAAAGTCAGTCTCAATATCAAAAAATGCAATGTTTAGTTTAGGCGCATCTTGATTAAGATAGTTTTCACTTAAACATTGAAATATAGGATTAATGTCGCTTTCAAAAAGTTCTTTGTCGCGGTTAATAGCAACTTCTTTTCTAAAATCTTTTGTATTCTTACAAACAATCCGTGTTAGAGGATCTCCAAATATACTTTTATATTTGCCTCTTTCGTCTTTGTAATAAAATGTATATTTTGCTTGATACTCACGGAAATCTCTTTTACCGTCTTTACGTTCAACGACTCTAATTATGTCAGAATCGCGATCAAAAAATGCGTCTACGTAACTCATATATCTCCTTCGTTGCTTATGGCCAACTTAACCTTCTACATGCCTAGCTATTGCTTTTGGCGTTACTATTACTTATAACTACATTAAAAATAACTGAATCAATGCGAATAAATTCATTGCTGTAAACCAGCTACATAGTAGTATTACAAACGCAGCTTTTCTAATAACTGCACTAATTATACCTAGTACACTACCAATGAGGTACATAGGTACAAACAACTTTGTAGCAGGATCAAGAATAGTAAAACTAAGTATTGCACTTGCTGATATTAAAAATACTGCTTCAACCATCTCACAATAAAATGCAACAGGACTTAGTTTATAACTTTCTTGAAAAAATGACCTTACTTGACTAATCACTTGTCCTTACCAACAGTTACTACTAGGGTTTCTAAGTCGTCAAATTCATCTGCAACTTTTTCCCAATCACCTTTTTGTGCAATCTTAATTGCTTTATTAATCATTGATGGTTTAATGTCAAGTTCTTCTGCTACTGCTTTAACAGTATCTTTTAAACCTGCATTTAAATCTTCTATTTCTTGTAATACTGTAACACCTTCGTTTACAAGACGTTCTAGTTTCGCTTTTTCTTCAGCACCATAGGTACGGTCACTCATAGGTTTCTCCTTTATTTAACTTATATTATACAGGATTTATTGTTGCTTGTCAAGTCTTTTTTTGTATGATTCTTCAAAACCTTCTTCTCGGTAACACATTTCGTGATTACCCCACATACGTTTAAAGTATCCATCGTAGGAATCTATGACAGTTTGATTGTTTGGTGGAATATGTCCTTTTACTACGTAGAATAGTCTGCATTTCTCTTTGAAACTTATCTCGGACATTTTTACCTAACTATTTTTTATATTTTGCGAGTGCTCTATATAGTTCTTCTTTGATCGATTCTGTCTTTTTCTTGGGCTTGCCGCCTTTGTTATGTTGTGCCCATGCAATAGCATATGGTGCACCAGGATCGTCAAACTTTTTCTTAAGTTTTTTTACCTGCTTCTCTCTACCTGGAGGAGCATCTTCTTCTTTCTTATTGTTCTTTTTATCAAGTATCTTTTGCATTGCAATAAGATTATTTCTAAATGCTGGATTTGACATTAGTTCAGAAAACAATGCTATATATGGTTGTATTGCTGCTCTTTCTTTGTCATTAAGAATTTCACCTTCGCCGGCTTTCTTTAAGCCTCTTGCAATTAAAGCACTTGGATCCATATCAGGATCAATTGCTCCGCCTAGTGATACAGCTGCAGGTGTTAGAGCTGTAATATCTATATCGGCTTCGCCTACTAGTTTATCTTTTAAAGGATGAGGTGTTTCATTTCCTGCTGTAGGCTTGCTCAATTTAGGCATTGGATCTTTGCCTTTTGCTTGTCCTGCACTACCTGTTTTCTGTGTTTCTGTGATGCCAGCAAGTTTTGCAAAGTCGCTTACGCTATTAACACCTAACGGCATTGATCCTTTTGGAACTTCTACACTTTCTTGCACGTAATCTTTATTAGCCGCCACACTTTGCTGCGCCTGGCCACTAGCCATTGCTAGTAGTGCTTGTTTATCTTGTTCAGGAGTTGAAGGAAATAAGTCCTTCATCATAGAGCTCATTTTATAAAAGTCAGTCATGTTAATCTCGACTCATTACATCTTTACACAGTTGTCTACTGTTTTGCCGCCTTTTTTCTTAGTGCCCATACGCTTGTAGCCTTTCCAGCATACTTTGCCGTCAACGCCTTTTTGCTTTTCTTCGTCTAATGTTGTATAGCTTGGATTACCACATTCCTTACATACTGCTTTTTTTGTTGAAGCTTCTTTAACTTTTTTAGGCTTCTCGTGTTTCCAACCTTTTTTTGCTAAGTCTAGGTGATCTTGTTCAACTTTGGCCATTTTTCCTTCGCCTGTCTTAGGATCATACATCATATGTGGTTTGAATTTTTCTTCTTTGCCCTTCTTTGACTCTAACATAGCATTCAAGCCGTCTTTATAGCTTGTGCGTTTTGCTTCTGCAACAGCAGTTTCTGCAAATTTTATATCATAGTCCATTGCATGATATACAGAGCTAATATAGTCTGCGGCTTTAGTAATTTTACTCTGTTGCCATCCTTCGATGCCTTCTGCTTCGCTTACCTGTTTAAGCATTTCGTGTAACTTAATGGCATACTTTGCAATCTTATAAAGGTCTGCTCTAGCCATTTGTACTTCGTGATCACGTTCGGCTATATCTGCTAGACTAGCAAGACCGCCTTCGTTAACTTTTTTCTTTATTTCATTGTGCCGCATTATACTCTCCGTATATATATTTATGCTTTTGTTTTCTTTTTCTTCTTAGATTTTGGTTTATTGTTAGATACACGTTTTATAGGTTCGCTACCAATACCGCCACTGGCAAAACCATTACCACTGCCCATACTCGTAGCCACACTACTTGCGCCAGTGCCGCCTGATGTCATAGTTTCTGTAATTTCACTTATTTTCATTATTTTCTCCCCGACTTCATCTGCTAAGCCTTTAACAAGTTTGTTACTGGATTACGTAGGTACCAGGCCATGTCGTTGTATGTTTTAAAACGACTGGTTAATAATTCTTTGTTTATATCATTTTTTACTTTCATAACTGTGTTATCTCTAGTGTACATTTGTCTGGCTTTTTCACCAGCATATTTTTTAACAAATTCTCCTATAAGAATCATATAATATTGTTCACAGTCTAGTATAACTTCATTTGGAAATCCTGCACTTGGCCAACCTTCTTTATAAGTGTCAACAATAGGTTCATTCTTTGCAACATGCATAAATTCTGGACCTATTGCGTATGAGGTATTTGAACCCAAGTCCTTAACTTGCGGACTACTGTAAATTTTGTATGCTCCAATTGGAACCATAAAAAAATTTGCTCCAAACTTGCCTTGTGTACCTGGATGTGGATCCATTGTGGCAAACACGGCATGCTCAATATCAAGTTTGTTTAACACATGAGGTTGTACATCGTTTCCGGTGCCTAATAATTTTTCGTCTCGTATGCCTCTCGGTGTAACTTTTTGTATAAGCGAATACCTGCCGCTTGTGGCAGTGCCACGTAGCATTCTATACAACAATGGCTTGTCGCCCATAGTAGCACAAATGTCAGCAACTTTGTTGATACGATTTATAAGGTGTTCTGGTGAGCCTACACCGTCTACTAGTTCTGTTACAATTTCATGCGCTCTCATTTTTTCTTCTTACCTGATTTCATATTAGCACACCAGTGATACATCTTTGCTTTCTCACCACTTGCATTTTTTGCTTTTGCTCTTAGTTCTGTTACTGATCCGTTGCAACTAGCACCTGAACGTTTTACACGCCCTGGCTTGCTTTTACCTTTTTTTTTACCGTCAGCAAAGTTTTCTTCTATGCCTACCATTTTGTCATTTACAGCACTTCTTCTTACAAGTTTGAACATGTCTAAGATATGGGAGTACTTATTAATTGCTTTAGATATAGTTTTAGCATTTACCCAATCAGTTCCTTGTGATAATTTATCTACCATAGCACTGTATAATCGTGTACGTGAAAGTCCTTCTTCTTTACTTGCGCTAAATTGTATAACATC